CACAAAGCTCTTTCCTGTCGCTATCAGACAAGTTGTCACTGACAACGGTAAGGAGTTCCTCGGTAACTTTGATAAAACGCTACAGGAAGCCTCGATTAAACACATCTGGACCTATCCGTACACACCGAAAATGAATGCGACCTGTGAGCGATTTAACCGGACACTTAGAGAACAATTTATTGAATTCAATGAATTGTTGCTTTTTGAGGACCTGAATTTGTTTAATCAAAGAATGGCTGAATATCTGGTGCTGTATAACAGCAAAAGGCCACATAAATCACTCGAACTGATGACGCCAGTGGACTATATTTTACGTGAGAGTAAAAATTGCAATATGTGGTGGACCCATACAGAGCATTGAAACGAGTTTCATCAGATGTTAAATTTTTGGTGTGGTGAATCCCCCTATGCGGAGGGGCGACCAGTCACTTACAGTGATCTGTAAATGCAGCGCGGGCCATGCCGACTGGGGCATGCTCACCGGGAGGCACCCGGCACCACGCAGTACTACTAAGACATTTGGTAGTGGGGTTGCCGTTTCGGCTTCTCCAGCTATGTTTAAAAGGTAGTAACGGAAAACGAGCGCTCTCCTGGTAAATCGGTAGCTCGGACTATTAGGTGCGCCTCGAACCGTTGAAGAATCAGTATTTCCTACCTTCTGCCCGCCCCTCTGAGCGGGCTTTTTTTCGCCTAATTCAGGCAAAACCATAAAGCATTAAGGGCTGCGCTATTTCGCGGCCTTTTTCATTTCGGGGTCAGAAGCACAGCGGTTGTGCGTTCGGCTGTTAACCGAATGGTCGAAGGTTCGAATCCTTCCTGTCCCGCCAGATAATGGCCTGACCTGATGACGGGCTCATAATCCAATCCATCAGGGCGTTGTTGGCGCAGCGCAACAGGCCGCCAGACCCAGCCAGGGTATTTTCGGTCATCACCGACATTGCTATTACCCTCATGCTTATTGCCTGCCTAACCGCAGGCTTTTTTATTTTCAGGGTCGCGGGAATCACCCTCGACGCTTTGTTGGTAAATCAGCCCGACGGCCCTGAACCTTTTACTGACTACAGATAGCACCCCGAACATTATCGGAGGTGGAGACTATGAAAATGCCTGACAAAATCTTTTCGGCGGCCTCGTACTGCACGTCAGGCGGCCTTATATGCACCGGGCTGGCAAGGACCTATGACTGGTTTCATGGGCTTGACTGGAATTTTATTGCTCTGGCCAGCGGCGTGATAATCGGTGTAGCGACTTACCTGACTAATCTCTACTTTAAGCGCCGCTGGACGAAGATGTATCAGCAGTCCCTCGATCGTGGTTATGGTGGCCCGCCACCGCAGGATGAATAGCGATGGCTAACCTGAAAACAAAACTCAGCGCGGCCATGCTGGCGCTTATCGCCGCTGGCGCATCAGCTCCCGTTCTCATGGATCAGTTCCTGAATGAGAAAGAGGGCAAGAGCCTCACTTCATACCGCGATGGCGCCGGCATATGGACGATATGTCGTGGAGCTACCCGGGTAGATGGAAGACCTGTAACGCAGGGGATGAAGTTAACCCAGGCCAAATGCGATCAGGTGAATGCCGTCGAGCGCAATGAGGCGCTGGCATGGGTAGATCAGAATGTGCGTGTTCGTCTGACGCCTCCTCAAAAGGTCGGGATTGCCAGTTTCTGCCCATATAACATCGGGCCCGGTAAGTGCTTTCCTTCCACCTTCTACCGCAAGCTGAATGCCGGTGACCGGAAAGGCGCCTGCGCTGAAATTCGCCGGTGGATTTTTGATGGCGGAAAAGATTGCCGCGTGCGTTCGAACAATTGTTACGGCCAGGTCTCTCGTCGTGATCAGGAAAGCGCACTGGCATGTTGGGGGATAGATGAATGAGCCGATTAGCAGCCATTATCAGCGCTGTTGTGATCTGCCTGATGGTTTGCCTTGGGTGGCTGGTAATGCATTACCACAACGCTGCTGCTGAGCAGAAAACCCGAGCCGATGGCGCCGAGCAGCAGGTAAACAGCACTCAGGCCATCACAGCCAACGTTCTTACCACCATGACCATATTCAATTCCATCGCGGAGGCCAACAAAAATGCCAAAGAGCAGATCGCACTGGACGCATCGGGAGCCGCGGCGGATATCAAAGTGGCTGTTGCGAATGATGATTGCGCTCCCGCTGGTATTCCTGCTGGCGCAGTTAAGCGGTTGCAGCAATACAAAGACAGTTTACGTCACCGTTCCGGTAGTGCCGCTACCCTCCAGCCTGACAGCTGAAACGCCTTATCCTGATATACCGGACAAGATGACGTGGGGCCAGAGCCTTGATTTAAACGTCAGTCTGCTATCAGCGCTGGGGCAGTGCAACCGGGATAAGGCCGACATACGTCGGTCTGAAATATTTAGAGGGAAAAATTAGTCATATCCGGCAGTTATTAAAATGCCATCTTTCTCCCCGTAAGTAGCGTGTCTATAATGCCTTTGCCGATTGGCTACAACATAAGGTGTGACATGAAAAACGGTATTTACTTCGTAACCTTCAGCAGCAATAACCATGATGTTGGACAAGGCACTGTAGTAGTAAAAGACAATGCCATCAACGGTGGTGATTTCGGGTTCACTTACCAAGGCCATATTCAGGGCGATACATTAGATTTGCATGTTTCTCAGCATAATCCTCAGGCGGTGAATGTCATTCAAGGTGTAAATGACTACACGATGGAAATGAGCATTGTAGAAGTGCAGGGGGGTTACCTTTTATCAGGGGCCGTTAAAGGAATTCCTCAAGCTCGGCTTAGGGTAAGTGCAAAATTCATTGGTGAGTTGGTTTAGAGAGTATTCTTTATCCCAAACCCGCTGCGGCGGGTTTTTTTATGGGCATTACAGAGCCACTTCCAGAGGTGGCTCGATAATGTCAAGGCGAGGACAAAATTATGGCAACACCGGACTGGGAGGCCATCGAATCGGCATACCGGGCCGGAGTCCTTAGTCTCCGTGATATAGGCGATAAATACGGCGTTACTGAAGGGGCTATCAGGAAGAGGGCTAAAAAGTTTGATTGGGTACGCAAGGCCAGTACGCAGGTACGCAAAAATGGTACGCAAAAGAGTAAGGCGCGTACCAGCGAAAAGCCTGCCAGCTCTGGCCGTACGCAACCAAAAGCCGAACCTCCACCAGATACGAAACCGATACGCGGGGTGCGTACCGATCCGCCGACTAACCCATTTCAACCCGGCAACCAGCAGGCGTTAAAACACGGTGGTTATGCCCGCCGTCTTCTGCTTAAAGATGAGGTCATTGAAGACGCGAAAGCGTTGACACTCGAAGACGAATTATTTCGCCTTCGGGCTAACAACCTTGTCGCCGCAGAGAATATTGGCCGGTGGTTGACCAAGCTGGATGATGCTGAAGGGGACCAGGAAAGAAAGGTGCTGATGGAAAATATCAGCGCCGCCGAGAAGGCGATGATGCGCAATACCGTTCGTATTGAGTCCATCGTCGGCACGCTTGCGACGGTAGGCAAAATATTTGCTGATACAGACTATCGCAAGGCTGCTACTGATAAGGTGTCGCTGGAGGCCGATCGTCTTCGCCGTGATGCTGGTATTGATGATGGCAACGGAGAGCGTGACCTCAATGACTTCTACTCTGACATCCAAACCGACGCTGAATCCGGTCCTGCGTAGCTTCTGGACGACGCAGGCGCGTAACAAAGTGCTTTATGGTGGCCGGTCATCGTCAAAGTCATGGGATGCTGCTGGCATCGCCATATTCCTGTCAAATAAATACAGCCTGCGCTTTTGTTGTGCGCGTCAGATCCAGAACAAAATTGAAGAGTCGGTGTATACCCTGCTCAAAATTCAGATTGACCGCTTTGGCCTGCGGCATCGTTTCCGCATTCTGAACAACAAAATCATTAACCGGGTGACCGGGTCTGAATTCGTGTTTTATGGGCTCTGGCGCAACATTGAAGAGATTAAGTCTCTGGAAGGTATCAGCGTTCTGTGGCTTGAAGAGGCCCACGCGCTGACGGAGTACCAGTGGAAGATACTGGAGCCTACCATCCGTAAAGAGGGCTCAGAGTGCTGGTTTATCTTTAACCCCGGACTGGTGACTGATTTCGTTTGGCGTAACTTTGTGGTCGATCCGCCAGAAGATACGCTGATACGCAAAATCAACTACGATGAAAACCCCTTTTTGTCCGACACGATGCTGAAGGTTATCGAAGCCGCTAAGCGCCGGGATCCGGATGGGTTTAAGCACGTCTACGAAGGCGTGCCAGAGTCGGATGATGATGCGGCCATTATCAAGCTGTCATGGATTGAGGCGGCTGTTGATGCCCACAAAATCCTGAATTTCGAGCCAAGCGGGCGTAAGCGTATTGGCTTCGACGTCGCCGATAGCGGCGCCGATAAGTGCGCTAACGTCTATCGTCACGGCTCCGTCGTGTATTGGGCGGATGAGTGGAAGGCGAAAGAAGACGAATTGCTGAAGAGCTGCCAGCGTACGTATCAGGCAGCACTGGAGCGCGATGCTGATATCGTCTACGACTCAATCGGCGTTGGGGCATCTGCTGGCGCGAAATTCTCAGAAATTAATGAGGATCGTAAGCGCGAAAACATGAATGCATCCCGCATCAATTATCAGCGATTCAATGCAGGCGCTGGTGTGAATGAGCCGGACTACGAATATAGTGGGATCCCGAACAAGGATTTTTTCGCCAACCTCAAAGCGCAAGCCTGGTGGCTGGTAGCGGATCGCTTCCGTAACACCTTCAACGCGGTAAAGAACGGCGAGCAGTACCCGGTAGATGAGCTGATTAGCATTGACTCATCCTGCCCGCTGCTGGAAAAGCTCAAGCTGGAACTTACCACCCCGCACCGTGATTTTGACAAAAACGGTCGCGTGATGGTGGAAAGCAAGAAAGACCTCGCCAAGCGTGACGTACCATCGCCGAACGTGGCCGACGCGTTCATCATGGCGTTTGCTCCAACCGATACGGCAATGGATATCTGGGAAGCGCTGGGAAACAGCTAAATACCTGGAAATAACCGTTTCACGCAAAATTCACGCTATTCATTTTT